TGTTACCGGAACCCTGACAGCGGCACAAAGCCTAGCGAGTTTAGGCAGTCTTGGTTCGCAGGTCCAGCCGCTGAGGGTCTAGACTGCAAGTACTACTGGCATGTGAAGAAAGATAGCAAATGAATGACTATAAATTAACACGCCACTTTTCGGGCATTATTATTGATAGTTTTAGTAGTATGATACGTAACCTAGAAGATGATCTTGAAGAAGAACTTGTAATCTGTTCACTTGTTAAATACTATAACCTGTGCAATAAACATCAAAAAATAGATCACGCAAATGAGTGGATTGAACCAGATAAGGATCTGTTGTGGGCTATTGAGCGTGTATTGCAAGATTATATGACTACTGCACAGTTTAATAAGTGGGTAGCGACACGAAAACCCTCTAAATAAAAGGAGTTACAACAATGAAAGTATTTATAGGTTCTTATAAAGAACTAGAACAAAAGGTAGAGATCGAAATTGATGACTACGATACCTACTCAGCGGATTATACTCTAGCTAAAATTATTGAGCCCTTACTGATTAAACTCTCTCAAAATCTTTACGGAGCCCCACTGGTGGATAATGAAGATGTTCCAGAAGAACTTCGGGCTTCAAAACAAGATAGCTCAGAGACGGATTCTAATCTGTTTAAAAGATGGGAGTGGGTGCTTAATGAAATGATTTGGGCGTTTCATCAGAAAAATTATGATTGGGAAAATCAGTATTATAGCGGCGAGCATGACACTTATTTTGAGGACCTTGATAATGGTTACTCTGAAATGAAAAGAGGGCCAAATGATACTTTCAAAATAGATAAAGAAGGCATGCAGGCTCATCAAGCGCGAATGAACAACGGGTTTAGGTTGTTTGGAAAGTACTACGAAAACCTGTGGACATGAGAAGTAGACAAACTTTTGGAGAATAAAAATGACTAAAACGATTGATAGTTCTGTTTCCGTATCCGCAAAGGTATTTAGTTATGTTTACCGTTGAAATGGAAGATCACGAAACAGAAATTACTACCTTGGATGAAACTGGAAGGTTTGAAGATGTAACTATTTTTCTCGACAATACGGATATTTGCTTTCTACGCCAATGGAACGAAAATGAACAAAACTATGAAGTTCTTGAAATGTCTTGGCAACAGTTGAATGACTTGCAAGCAGCTATAAACAGCCCCGTTGGTGCATTTTTCATGGAAAAAAATTAATAATTAAGTAAGGAATAACAATGTTCAACGTTACTACAGAAATTTATGAAAACTTTGTAGAGTCTTTTGTAGAGGAAGGAACAACAGAGGAAATTTTATTTATTGGATTTGCCTCAGAAACAGGGGAGGTTCTTTCAGAACGTATGCGAGAAATCCGTAAGGGTGAATCTCGCTCTAAAGAAATTTTAGATGAGCTTTCAGATGTCCTTTGGTATATTTCAGCAATTACAAAACGTCGAGGATTTTCTGTTGTTGACCTTATGACTCATAGTATTCTTAAGCTAGAAGACCGTGCGCTTAACGGCAAGAAAAGTAAGACAAAAGGATACCTGACGTTAAAGAACAAAAAGGGAGATACTTAATGACAGTAGCTGTAATCGACGGTGATGTTTTGCTTTACATGTCTATGTGGGGCAATGACACGTTAAAAGAAACTCAAGCTACATTTAAAGAAAAATTTAATTCAGTACTAGAACAACTATTTGCAAAAGACTATGTAATGGCCATGGGTGGTCCTTATAACTTCCGTGATGATCTGTTTAGTGAGTATAAAAAGTCACCTAGCAGAATGAAGTCAAAATCTAAAAAACCAGAATGGTTTGATGATTTGAAGTCTTGGACAGTTAACTATTATGATGGTTGTATCCTTACTGACAATTGCGAAGCGGACGACATGGTTCGTGTGTGGAGTTTAGAATTAGATAGGGCTGAGATTAATCGTTGTGTTGTTACAATTGATAAAGATCTAGATTGTATTCCAGGACTTCACTTAAACCCTCGTAAGGGGGAAGTTTATGAAGTTTCAAAGGACTGGGCAGAATATTTTTATTGGAAGCAACTTCTAATGGGGGATAGTGTAGATAATATTCCCGGATTGCCCGGAGTTGGTCCTAAAACAGCAGAAGCTATGCTGAAACCAGCCTCTAACCATGTTGAACGTAAAAAAATTATTTGTTGTGCCTACCACAATAAATTCAAGGAAGAAGGGTTTAATCACATGCTTCTTAATGGTAAGTTGCTACATATTTGGCGCTATATCGGTGATCACTTTTCTATTGATCGAGGTTTCTATGATGATGCTATCAAAGAATGAACTAGGTCATTGGAATTATAATTGCAAGGTTGATTTAGATAAGTGGTTTGGGTTTGTTTATTGTATCGAAAATAAAACAACAAATCAATTTTATATTGGCAAAAAACAATTGAAACATGGTGGAAAAAAGAAGTCTAAGACTTATGGCAAACCAATGCCTTGGAAGACTTACACAGGGTCTTCTACTATTCTAAACCATGATATAAAGAAGTATGGAAAAGAAAATTTTAGATTTGACATTGTAGATTTCTATAGAACCAAAGGGGGGTTGTACTATGCGGAAGCTTATCTTCAAATGTTATCCGACTCTATGACGGAATACTTGCCTGATGAAGTAACACCTAGATTTTATAACAGACAAATTGCAGCTATTCGTTTTGTTCCTAAAGAGTATCCTACAAAGAAAACTAAAGCTTTTACTTCTAAAATCAAGAAAAGGTATGTAACATGAAAGTTTCACCTCTAGCACCTGCGCTATGGCTTGCAGGAATGATCGGGGTAATACTTCAGCTACTAGATGTTATCCTTGGGACAAATGTTTTAAACCCAATCATTACACTATTATTTTTTCTCTTAACTCAGGAACTTAGTAAATTTATTGCAGAAATGACAATGGAAGAAGACGATGGGAACAATAGTACTTAGAAATCAACCTTGCGAAGACTGTGGAAGTAGTGATGCAAGGCAAGTTTATGATAATGATTCTTCTTATTGTTTTTCTTGTCAAAAGGCAAGGAAGACTCATAACTTAGAAAGAGAGCCTGTGACTGAATCTAATAGAAATAGCTACGGACCTAGCTTGACAGAAGTTAGAGATGACTACCCAATCAGAGGGTTTAAAGAACGTAACATCATCAAACAAATCACGGAGCATTATAAGGTAAAGGTATCTTATGACGTAGATGGCCAGATCGACACTCACTATTACCCTTGGACTACTAATAGTACTGAAATTACAGGGTATAAAGTGCGAGCCTTGCCTAAAACCTTTAAACCTAATGTTGGTAAGGTTGGTTGTGGGCTATTTGGTCAGAGCCTCTATAGTAAGGGTAAACGCCTAGTTATCACTGAAGGTGAGCTAGACGCTATGGCTATCCAAACTGCCAACTACCTGCGTTACAAAACCTTTTACCCAGTAGTTTCAATTAGATCTTCTTCTAGCACTAAAGACTTAATAGAAGAAAGAGATTGGATACGCAGGTTTGATGAAGTTGTTATTTGGTTTGATAACGATGCTCAGGGTATCAAAGCAACTAAAGAAGCTGCTCGTATTATTGGCTATGACAAAGTTAAAGTTGTTACTTGCTCTGAAAATGACGCCTCTGACTTGTGGATTAAAGAACCAGATGAAGTTCTAAAAGCTATTTGGAATGCAACAGAGTATACTCCCGCTGGTATTCTTACTACTGAGGAACTATGGAATCAGCTAGAAACCTATAATGATCTTGAGTCTGTTCCTTATCCTGATTTTATGGCAGGTCTAAACGAAAAGCTTAAAGGTATGCGGTTTGGAGAAATTACTCTTTGGACTTCAGGTACGGGCTCTGGCAAGTCTACTTTGCTTAGAGAAATTGCCTTTAACCTTCTTGATGCTACTGAAGAAAAAATTGGAATTATTTCTCTTGAAGAGTCTCCTGCCGAAACTGCTCGTAAAATGGCAGGGATGGCTTTAAACAAAAACCCAGCAAAAGAGGAGCTATCACTTGAAACCATTAAACCGGGGTTTGACAAAGTTTTCGGAGATAATAGAGTCATGGTCTTGGACCATCAAGGAAGTCTTTCTGACGGTTCTATCATGGATTTTCTGGAGTACATGTGTCTTAGTGGCTGTAAATATCTTTTTGTAGATCACATTACTATCCTCGCCTCAGAAGGCGCAGAAGGGTTAAGCGGCAACGAAGCAATCGATAAGATTATGAATGACTTGCTGCGACTTGTTAAAAAACATAACGTATGGATTGGACTTATTAGCCACCTACGTAAAACTGATAACAAGGGAAAATCCTTTGAAGAAGGCAAACTGCCCTCTATGGATGACATTCGTGGTTCAGGCTCTATCAAACAGATTAGTCATGACATTATTGCTTTTGCAAGAGATGTTGGTTCAGATAAAGAAGACGTGCGGAATACTATTAAGACTAAAGTTCTTAAGTGTCGTTATACTGGTTTAACTGGGCCTTCTGGCAATCTTACTTATAATTTTGATACAGGTCGCCTTGGTAAGTCAGACATTATGATACCTGACGATAAAGAAGAAAGATTTGAAAGAGTATGATTAAAGATGAACTTTGGGATGAAAGACATCTTGTTTTCTTATCAATTATCTATCAGCTTTTAGACTCAAAAGGCGATCCTTCAGAACTAAACCCTAACATACAAGACTACATAGCAGGACTTTGCGAAGAGTTTAATGAGTCTTCTGACCAAGAGCGCGAAGCTTTTGAAAAAATTTACTACTATGCTGACACTTATTTTAACGCTATTTATGGCAAAACGGAGACACTACACTAATGGAAAAGATTATTAAAGAACTTAAAGAAGCTGGGCTTGATAAGAAAAGCTTTGAGTCCTGGCTTAACAACGAAAATGTTCAACGTATTTATAAGCTAAACAAAGAAAATATTAAACTTCTAAAAGAGCTTTGGAAAGGAACTCCTTTCGAAAAACCAGTAGACCTTATGGTTGACACTACAGAAACTCTTGTAGAGAAATCTGAAGAGTTCGCCGAAGAAGTAAAGAAACACACGTTTAAGGGCTATGGAGCCGAGTAAAGGAAACTACTATGACACCCTATGAATCTTTCATCCACTTGTCTCGTTATTCACGTTTTCTAGATGACAAAGGTCGTCGTGAAACTTGGAAGGAGACTGTAGATCGACTGATCACTTTTTGGAAAGGTCAAGTTGGAAACAACGTCCTAACAGAAGAAGAATTTGATCTACTATCAAAAGCCGTATATTATAGAGAAGTAATGCCTTCTATGAGATCCATGTGGTCCGCAGGAGATGCACTTTCTAAAAATCACTTTCGTGGTTACAACTGCTCTTATAAAGACGTAGATCACATTCGAGTATTTGACGAAATCTTGTATATTCTTATGGCAGGTACTGGCGTTGGCTTTGGTGCTCGTGCTAAAGATGTAAACAAGCTACCAATTGTTAATGATAACTTTGTGAAAACTGAACGAGTAATTAGCGTAGAAGACTCTGCTGAAGGGTGGGCAAAGGCACTTCGAAAGCTAATTGCTGAACTTTACTTGGGTAACATTCACAACTGGGATTATTCTAAAGTGCGTCCTGAAGGTGCGCGACTTAAAACAATGGGGGGCCGAGCAAGTGGAGCAGAACCACTTAAAGACCTTTTTGCCTTTATTACTACTATGTTTAAAGGTGCTGCGGGTCGAAAGCTTCGCCCCATTGAAGTTCATGACATTGTTTGTAAAATTGCAGAAGTAGTTGTTGTAGGAGGTGTTCGTCGTTCTGCTTTGATTTCTATCTCTGATCTAGGTGATCCGGAAATCCGAGATGCTAAGTCGGGACGTTGGTGGGAAACCGCTGCGCATCGAGCCTTGGCAAACAACTCTGCTGGTTACGAAAGTAAACCTCCTCTAACTGTATTCATGGAAGAGTGGCTTGCCTTGGTAAAGTCTGGCTCTGGTGAGCGGGGTATTGTATCGCAGTATGGTCTTCAAGCAATGGCTCCTGAACGTCGCGATGGTTCTCAAATTGTAGGGCTTAACCCTTGTGCTGAAATTGCTCTCCGTAATGGTCAACTTTGTAACTTGACGGAAGTAGTATGCCGTGCAAATGACACAAAAGAAGATCTTCTTCGTAAAGTCAGGATTGCAACTATTCTAGGTACTCTTCAAGCTTCTTTGACAGACTTTAAATATGTTCGAAACGTCTGGAAAAAGAACTGCGAAGAAGAAGCTCTGCTTGGAGTATCTTTAACAGGGATTCAAGACTGTAAACTCTTGCAGGCTCCTGATCCAAAGTTGCTAGAGGCTATGAAAGCAGTAGCAGTTGAAACAAACAAAGACTATGCTGAAAAGCTTGGCATTAATCCTGCTACAGCTATTACAACAGTAAAGCCTAGTGGTACTGTTTCTCAGCTTGTAGACAGTGCTAGTGGTATTCATGGTCGTTTTGCACCGTACTATATTCGTTCTGTTCGTCAGGCTAACAATGACCCTCTGACACAAATGTTGAAGGATCAAGGCGTCCCTAACGAACCAGATGCAATGAACCCTGCTAAAACTACTGTGTTCTACTTCCCAATCAAGTCACCAGAAGGTGCAACCTTGGCAAACCAACAAACAGCTCTTGAACAGCTAGAAAACTGGAAACTCTTTAAAGAACACTGGGCAGA